CGCATGTTCCGGCAGATGGAGGCGGCGCATCATCTTGCGGTGAACGCTGGCCTTGACCCCGACACCGACGCTTATTTTGAGCGGGTTGAGCGGGTGTTGGACATTCGTGCGCCGGTATCCACGACGGATGGCGTTGACAACCCGCTTTCCGAGGCTTCTGCGCCCACGCAGCGCCGCTCTTCGCCTGTGGCAGCCCCAGTGAGCCGCACGCCTGTGGGGGCGCCTCAGACGCCGGGGCGCATGCGGTTGTCGGCCGCTGAGCATGAGATGGCGCTGAACATGAAGATGACGCCCGAAGAATACGCCCGCGAGAAGTTGCGTATTCAGCGGGAAGCCAAAAACAAATTGCACTAGGACATAGACCATGAGCGATACACCAGTCCCGGCCCGCCGTGGACGCCGCCCCATGAGCGTTTTGAAGTCGGCCATGGAGCAGGCCAACATTGATCCCGCAACCGTGGAAATTGAGGCAACTCCTGCTCCGCGTGATGATATGCGACCGGCTATGCGACCGGCCATGCGAGAGGAAGACCCGCGAGCCCGTGCTGCGCGTCGTGCCGCTGAAATTCGTGGGAACATTGGTTCCCTCGATGAAGGCGACGACAAATACTTCATTGATCCGCGTGATGTTCCGCCGGGTTGGTCGTATGAGTGGAAGCGCAAATCTGTTCTGGGCCAGGAAGACCCGGCCTATCAGATTGCATTGGCGCGCAAGGGTTGGGAGCCTGTTCCGGCAGAGCGCATGCCGCACATGATGCCCACGGGTGGCAAGCACACGACGATTGAGCGTGACGGCCAGATTCTGATGGAGCGTCCGCTGGAATTGACGGATGAGGCCAAGGACATTGAGAAGCGCAAGGCGCGGCAGCAGATGCGGATGAAAGAGCAGCAGTTGAACGAAGCCCCGCAGGGCCAGTTTGAACGCGGCGATCCGCGAGTTGCGGCCAAGATCAAACGTAGCTACGAGCCGATTCCGGTGCCTCCTGACGCTTAAATAAAAAGAAAGGGCCGTGCAAAAGCGGCCCTTTTCTTTTCTAATACTATGATGTATTGTGCCGATACGGGACTATGTTTCCCAACGCCGCCCCCGGTGGGTGGCGACTTAATATCCCCCGGTTTCCCATCGCCCCGGCGTGCGATGATGGAGCCTCCTTTTATGAAGGAGAACCCGTCATGGCGAACACCAACGCCCCGAACGGATTTTCGCAGTATTCTGGGACTGGTTCTGTCCCGACCTACGAACAGGTCGTGATGGCAATTTCGTCCTCCAACACCACGCCGGTTTATTTCGGTGATCCGGTTGTGCAGGCCACGGGCACCACGGGCCTTGGGACGGGTTTCATTGCCCAGGCAGCCGCGCCGCAGGCGCTGGCCATCTCGGGTTTCACCCTGTCAAACGGCATTGTGACCGCGACGTTCACCGCCACCACCGCTCCTGCGGTTGGCGCTGCACTGGTCCTGACCGGCCTGACGACTGCCACGACTCTTAACGGGACTTGGCAGATTCTGTCGGCCACCACGACCACGGCCACCTTCGCCTACTCGGGCGCTGCCCTCAGCACCCAGGCGACCACGGGTTATGTCTACACCCCGATTGCCGGCATCTTTGTTGGCTGCAAATACCTGTCGGTTGCTCAGAAGCGCACCGTGTGGTCGAACTATTGGCCGGGCAGCGACTCCAACACCAGCGCGTCCGTCACCGCTTACGTCATTGACGACCCGAATGCTCAGTTCAACGTGCAGACGGCGAACAGCAACACGACCGCGACGGCCGTGGGCGTTGCCAGCATCGGCAACAACATTGGGTTCGCCATCGGCACCGGCAACGCTGCCAACGGCCTCTCGGGCGCCTACGCTGACCAGTATACTTTGATCGGCAACTACCCTGCCGGCGCTGGCTCCAACAACGTCCTGCCGTTCCGCATCGTGGGCCTGCTGAACTACACCCCGGACGGGTCCAACCCGCTCCAGAGCATCAACGGCAACGATTACACCTCTGCTTACAACCGCATCGTCGTGGCGTTCAACAACGCTGCGCTGAAGCAGTTTAGCGGCATCTAAGGGAGTAGGGACCAATGGCTGTTAATCTTTCGGCTATCAAAGACCTTCTCCTGCCGGGCCTTCGTGGTATCGAAGGCAAGTATGAGATGATCCCGTCGCAGTACGACAAGATCTTCACGAAGCACGATTCGAAGCTGGCGCTTGAGCGCACGGCGGAACTCCGCTTCCTGGGTCTTGCGCAGTTGAAGACTGAAGGCGGCCAGACCGCTTTCGACAACGGCGCTGGCGAGCGGTATGTTTACAACCAGGAACACACCGAAATCGGCCTTGGCTATGCGATCACTCGCAAGGCCATTGACGACAACCTGTACAAGACGCAGTTCCATCCGTCGAACCTGGGCCTGATCGAGAGCTTCCATCAGACCAAGGAAATCTACGGCGCGAACGTCCTGAACACGGCGCAGACCTACAACGCCAACGTCAACGGCGACGGCGTTGCGCTTTGCTCGACGGCCCATCCGATTGATGGCGCGACTGTTGCGAACACCCCGACGACGCAGGTTGACCTCAACGAGGCGACCCTGCTGAACTCGATGATCGCCATCCGCACCAACTTCAAGGATCAGGCGGGCCTGAAGATTTTCGCCCGTGGCCGCAAGCTGGTGATTCCGCCCGCTCTTGAGCCCGTGGCCATTCGTCTTCTGAAGACCGAACTGCGCCCCGGCACTGCCGACAACGACGTGAACGCGATCCTCACGACTGCCGGCGGCCTTTCGGAAGGCTACATGGTCAACGACTTCTTGACCTCGGCCTATGCTTGGTTCCTGCTCACGAACATCGACGGCCTCTCTTACATGGAGCGCATCGCGTTCGAAACCGACATGCAAGTCGATTTCGTGACCGACAACCTTCTGGTGAAGGGTTACGAGCGATATTCGTTCGGCTATTATAACTGGCGCGCGATCTACGGGTCGTTCCCCACCTCGTAAGGACAAGGCCTCATGAGCATCACCGCTTTTTCGGGTCCGCTCGTTGTATTCGGCCAGTCTCCTTACGCTGGCTCGGAATACAACCCGGATCTTGGGTCGTCCCTCTTTTGGGGCGGCACGGCTCTCCTGGATCCGCGCCTTCCGTTCACCTACGTGCCGGGGGAGGCGCAGTCCGCCCCCGACTACGGCTGGTATGGTGTGGACAACGTCACCACGCTGAGCGTGGTGCCTTATACCCTGTCCGCCACGGCCATTGCGGCTTCGGCGGCCACGGTTGGCGGCACTGCAATGACCCTGGTCAGCGCGGCTTCCACGACCACTGGCGTCGCCATTATTCCGTCCATCACGCGCTCTGACACGGGCGTGGTGGATACGAACGGCGGCGCGGGTCTCGTTGGGCTTGATAGCTACGCCTCAGTGTCGGGTTACATTTCCAACGGCACTTCGGGCACGGCTGGCAACACGCTGATCGTTTCCACGGCCGGCAACGGCCCGCTTCTGATTGGCATGACGATCAGCGGCACCGGCATTGCGGCGGGGACCACGATCACCGGCTACGGCCCGACTGTGAACGCCACCAATGGCGCCTCGGCAGTTGGCTTTACCGGCGCGTACACGGTCAGCGGTGCGCCAGTTGCTGCGGGCACCAGCGGTTCTCCGATCACCATCACGGCATCGTTTGCCAATGGTGCGCAGGCGCTTGCCGTTCCGCAGAATCCTCAGACCCCGTCTGTCTATCTGTGGAACCCGCAGGCCCTTCTGGGGCGTGCAGTGACCATCACGGGTGCATCGGGCGCCACTAGCAGTGTCTTCACCGTTCGCGGTTATGACATCTACGGCTATCCGATGACGGAGAACATTTCTGGTTCGGCTTCCACCACGGCAACCGGCAAGAAAGCGTTCAAGTTCATCAAATCCGTCACCCCGGCCACCACTTCTTCGGGTGGCAACTACTCGGTGGGCACTTCGGACGTCATCGGCTTGCCGCTGCGCGCTGACTCCTTTGGCGAACTTGTCGTCAATGCGGGCGCTTCTTTGACTGCAACAACCCTGGTGACGGCGGCCACTGGCTTTGTGGCATCGGATCAGACGTTTGCGACTGCCACGACCGGCGACGTGCGCGGCACCTACGCTTTGCAGACGGCTTCCTCTACTGGCGCAAACCGCTACGTCATCCGCCAGACCCCGCAGGCCTACAATGTCGGCTCCATTGCCGGCCTTCTGGGCACCACGCAGTTCGCCAACTTCTAAGGGACAGGGCCATGACCCATCACAAGCACCACAA